CCACCATCGCAAGCTTCAACGTTTCCTACTTTTTCATTGTTTTTTTGTAATACCCAAAATTGTTTGTCAATTATAGGTTTGGCTACTAATGTCATTTTTAATCCTTTTAAAAATAATTTACAACAATGTTTACTCTTACTTTTTCATCTGTACATCTCGCCGAACAATGCGGTGTAGAAGTATCAAATATAAGTAGTCTATTTTCTACAGATTCTATTTTAGTTCCGTCTTCAAGTTTGGTATATCCATTGTTTGTGTTTATAGAAAATAATGCGCCTTTATGAGGAAAAGGAAAATCACTGTGCATTTGATCCTCGACGACACCATTAACACTAGGGTACAAATTTCCTTTTATTCTCACTATACCATTAATACTAAGTTTAGATATAAGCGGGATTATTAAACTATACCCATCACTTTTTTCAAAGCTACGATGATTAAAAAAGAAATGCTCAAATTGATAGTTGTTAGTTGGATAATCATGCTCAACGTTGTTTGCGGCTACCCAAGGACAATAATACCACGGAAATCCTCGTGAATTCATCATCACATCTTGTATTTTTTTAAAATCAGATTTTTCTAAAAAATTATCAATTACTTCGTAAGGTGTGCTCATTTGCTTAATTCCCCGCTGTATGTTGATGCCATCCAACTGCTAAAACTCTCAGCATTTTCACTTAATTTGTTTAGCTCAAATTTTCCACAAAACTTTAAAAATCTCACACCTATTTGACCTACATCTTTATCACTGATTTGTTCTCGAATGCAATCATCTATGACTATTTTAACATCATTGGGTTGAGCAGTCAAATCAATTAATGTTTGATTTCGTTCGTAATCGTCTAGTACACGATGTTCGACACCATCTGGATCAACCCAACGCTGCAGCATTAAATTATTCCATGCGTAGCCTTGTTTTTGTTTATCTTCGTAGGCTTCTCTGAGGCCAACTTTATTCTTTGTCCCTTTTTCGCGTACACCCGGGTATGCTGAAAATACATTATCGGTACTATCACCGCGAACACATTTTTCAAACAATAGCCAACTGGGGTCAGGGCATGTTTTTGGCAGTTTAGTTTTTTTATCAACTACCTGTTTGCCTTTGCCATCGAATATACCTTCGAGGGTATGTAACTCATCAGTTATACCATTATACTGCTTGACATTCTCGGCCAGTAGTTGTATAAAGTCAGTGTCACTGCTGATAACTATGTGTTCGTCACTGGGATGCAGCGCGATCCAGCGAGCGATGATGTCGTCTCCTTCAGCAGTGGGACAACGTATAACACTGCAGTTAGTTTTAGTAGATAAAAATTCTGTTAGACTGTCGTAGGTCTCCCAAAACATCTTATCTTCTTCTTGTTGTTCTTCAGTCAAGGCAGCACGAGCAACTGTGCGATTTGCTTTGTATGGTTTGTAGTAATCTTTACGCCAACTACGTCCTTCAAGTGCGAAAACTGTATGATCAGCATTAAATTTACGTACCATCTTATTGACAGCCATTAGCGTAACGTGTAGCGCGAACCCGGCTTTTTCCCAACTGTCGCTGGCGCGATGAGCACCGTGTCGCGCACGGAAAAATAAATTGGCACAGTCAATCAGCACATAACGCATAGAGACCTTAGATTAGATTGTTTTTGATAATGTATTTTAACACAAAATGATTAAAAAAGCTATGACCTTCCTTACCAAAATACTTACTGTCCGGGCTTACAGTATCAATATCGTTTGAACGTATAATAGCACTAAATGTGCTGTCGGGATCATATGGTTCGATATAGTTAACGCCCCAGTCATATTCGACATCAAGATCAAAGCATTGATCACCATTGAAAAAAATATGAATTATCTTTTGATCCAGTAGTTCTTGATGGAATTGCCAGATTGCTTCGTGCTCTGCTACTTGATCTTGAAACTCCATCCACTGTATCACCACTAACTTATCATTTTTGGGATTATCTGCTAACCAATTTTTAGCATCTGTTAAAATTTTAGTATTAGTGGCATCTCTTTTGGCATCACAGAAGAAAGTGGCTCGTAGTGCTAGACTCAGCAATTTTCCCCAACTTGATGACAAATTTTCAGGATGAGGCAGACCTATCAAATAGTTTATACCAGGATCATCGTGTGTATAAGAATATTGATTAACAGCTTCCGCTGCTGCTGTATGACCATCGCCGTTTACATATAATATCATTTTTTATTTTCCTCCGCTGCTGCTACACGTTTACGCAAACTAGAACTTGAAAAACTGTGGTCGCGTTTATTAAAAACTAATTCAATACCACGACTTATACATTCTGTTTTACCAGTAAAATCCGTGTGTTCGTACTCAACGCCTAAAATCCTCACATCTACTGGCAAGATCAATAATAAATCAACTAAATCTCGTTCAGTTTGATATACAACAACTTCATCTACATAACGACAGGCAGATAATTGTATCTGACGTTCAACGATACTTTGTACTGGAGGATTTTTAGTATCTGGTCTGTCAATGGTAGCATCTGTCTGTAACCCGGCAATTAAATAATCACAGTGATTTTTAGCTTCACTTAACATAGCTACGTGGCCCGCATGCATCAAATCCCACTGTGAGAATGTGATTCCAATTTTCTTTCCCGTAGCTTTAAGATCTTTAATCTTATTAAATATCATAGTCTTAGCTTACCTCAGATCTACCGCCACCAACATCGCGCGATTTTACAACTCTTGAACTCATTGCTTCATATTGTTCGTATGTTTCTAATACAACATTTCTACACACTTGTGTAAACCAACGATCTATAATGTCAGCATCTGTGTCGGCGGGGTTCATTTGATATCCGGCTCTAACAAGATTTGAGATCATCTTATCATTCCAGTCTAATTCAAACGCTCCTTGCCCCATATTGTTGGGATCAACCTCCATACTCAATATGTTGACATATGGTTCTCCACGTTCTGTGGCCAATTCTTTTTCTGTTTTTTTGACTTCAACAGGCTTTTCAGTTTGTTCAACTGGTTTCTTTTTCTTGAATAAATCAAACAATCCGTCTAATATCATTTTATATCTCTCCCCGTAAACGACTCATGAGAAATTCTTCCTCGCCGAGGTAAGAATGCTCAATAATTGGATCGCCTGGCCCAGTCCATGTGATAGTGCCTCTCCAAATTGGTTTTAACCAGATTAGCTTCATTGAAGTAGCACATTTGCGTGGCCACCAGGCAAATATTTGTTGCCAAATTATTCGATCACTAAAATTTAAAAAAGTGGGATCTAATGGCATTACGTTCCCCAGGCGTTAGCAAAGATGTCAACTTGTAAGCGAGGGCTGTATCTCAATCCATGTTTCATTGCTAATTCAGCGACACGGCGAGTATTGAGATTATAGACGGTCTCTACTCCACCGACTGGCATTATGTACACAGGCCCAGTAAATCCTGCTTTGCGATAAATGTCAGTGACTTCCAGTACTTCATCTACATCTGCTTCTGTAGCTACTACAAACTTTAGATAGGTATAACCCACCTCTTGGTAACTACATACTATTTCTGGCTTAATAGCATCTTCCCGTGTCTCACCACTATTTAATAGTTTAGCACTGACACTGAATGTAATCTCTCGTTCAAATTTTCCATGTAGCCAATCATTTAAGTACGCTTTAAATTCAACTGTTAGCGGTTGCGTACCATTTGTTTCAAATGTAATTTCTTTCAAACCTGACATTTTAGAATGACTTAACAAGTCAGGATAAGCACGTTGCCAACCTAGTAATGGCTCACCTCCAGTTATAACTAAATGTTCATCGCGCCATTCGTTGTATGGTAGTAGCTTTAGACAGTTAGCGACAATTTCATCTGTAGTCAACATAGGACTGAGATTTTTAAACTCAGGATATACCGCAGCATAACTATCGCAGCCAGTTGATACCAACGGCAGTTCATCGTAAGTATTATATTTGGTAAGATCTTTAATGACAGCATCAACTTCAGTGGTCTTTTCACCGTGATGTAAGCCAAACGACGGACAGCGGAAATTACAGCCAAATGTACGCAAGAATATACTTGGTACACCTACGTAACGGCCTTCACCTTGCGTGGAAAAAAAATTTTCTGAAATCTTAATCTTTGCCATGTTATTTGCTTTCCCTGTAACGATTAATTACTTGGTTAGTGATTTCTATCACGTGCTTAGTCATTAATTTCCTCATCTTCTAACATTATACCAGCTAATTCTCTGTAACGCCTTGTATTAAAATAGCTACGAGTTTCGGCCAGTGTCTGTCCACGCTTGCTCAATACAAAACGATCATGATAGTGTCCTGCGCTCATGTAATCATCTAACTGACTGGGATCAGTTAATGTCTCGAATGTTTTTCCTGGGTCTTTTGTATTATAAACTGATACTGTAGTGGTGCCATCTGACATCAATCTTTTCCACAAATCAATCCCATCATCGCTTAACTGCCCGTCACTGAACAGCAACGAACCAGGAGTATCATTTAGTACTGCTTGATATAAATCAGTAGCATACGGTGCTGAATGTTTGTATTTAGGATTCTTTCCTACTACATCTACTATAAATCCCTGCGGACGTCGTTGTAATTCCACAGCTACAGCAATATCTTGGCCTGATTGATACCAGTAGTACATCATATTTTCACCAGATAACTTGTATAGCTGATTGCCCAATATCGCTGGGCTATGCCCATCCTGGATCCAGTCCTTGATGGTTTTTTCTAAAATTTCAAATGTTTCACCAAAATTTCCCAATCTTGCTGGCATTTCAGCTAGCCAGGTTTCATTGAAATCTGTTCTATTTGTCAGCACGTTTATAATTTCCTTTCCCAGGTATGGTATTTCTCACACCACCGACCGGATCTGCTACATCGCCATGACGTCTGGGAATTAAGTGTACATGAGGCCAGTCAACTGTTTGTCCTGCTGCTGCTCCATAATTCATGCCAATATTAAAACCATCCCATTCGCCCGCTGCGACTTTTGATTTGCCATGTTGTACTGCGTCTTCAAATACATCTCGCAGTACACTGGTGGTGTTGTATTTAGGCACAAATAATAAATGCCCTTCAGTTACTGGATATTTGTCTCTATATACGGCTACATGAAAATCTTCTCTTACGACGTCAGTCCAAGGAGCAGAACTTTCATACAGTTCATCTGGGCCATCGAAGATTTGATTGTCCATTATTTTGCTTTTCCTTCTAAATATTGTTCGTTATGTACCCAATCTGTTGCGGGATTCTTTCCTGTTAGAAACCCCCATTCTCTTTGATGAGGGCCTGGCATAAACAAGGTCCAGGCTGTTACACCTGATTTAAGTTCGATGCGATGATAGCTTTCTGGTCTACAGACACGGAAGTGACCAGGTCCACGCCACTTTTGTACTTCACAGGTCATGATTCCTGCGGAATCAAACTGCGGTATCCATTCATAATAACCACCTGCTAAAATAAGTGTAGCATAAGGCCACGGATGATCATGTACGTCATCGGGATCACCTTTTAGAAATTTGTGTATAAACACATTAAATGGAAAACGCTGCCTATCTTTTAAGAAAAGATAGTAGCGTTCCAAATAAGGCTCAGTTGATTCGCGATCTAGAATAATACGTTTGCGATCCCAACTTTCTAGTTTGTTTAAAAACCATTTTGCTAGATTAATCATAGTTATCCGTGGTTATTGTCGTCTAGCTATGATTATACACAATTTCTCAGTTAATGTCAACCCAAGATTTTTTTAATGCCCTGTTCAAATGGCATCGGCGAATAATGTGGCATTAATTCTCGTAGTTTAGTGATATCCGGGCGGCGATTAGCAACAGAACCAGGCATGCTGGGTAGTTGTTCAAACGTAGCATCGGGATACCCTAGTTCAGCGGCGATTACCTTAACCGCATCGCCGATTGAAATCTCACGATCATTGCCTATGTTAACTAATTGCTGATTAACATTTTCCGCAACAAAAATACTAGCAGCGATGGCATCACTTACATAACAAAAACTTCTTGTTTCTTGCGCGCCAATAACAGAGAACACACCGTTTTTGATTTTGTTAATCTGATCTCCGAGGAAATGTCCTTGCTTGCTGTTTTCACCATAGACATTAAAATAGCGCAGCATGACCCAGGGTAATTCGCTGTTAGTAGCCAAATAATTCTCACTGGTAATCTTAGCCAGTCTATAACTCCATCTGGCATTATGAATATCTTTGATAAAGACATCAGTATGCTCTGGTACTGGACTAACAGGATCATCTGCTACTACTTCACTGCTGGAAGCGTAAACTAATCTCTTTAAGTTTGAGCATTTAGCGGCGAAGTCAAAGATGTTTAAGTCACAGCGGAAGTTGTTGCTTAACACACGATTGGGAAACTTATAAAAATTAGTAGTGCCGTTTATGGCACCATAATGATAGATATAATCAAAGTCTGTTGGCAATTGATTCAAATCATCAACACTATTTAAATCAATTCTAAACCACTCGTCACAGGGCGGAATCGTTGTACTACGCGAATGATTGTCCACTGCATAAACTGTGTGTCCAGCTTCTTTAAGTTGTCGGCAGAATTCTGTGCCCAATAGGCCGCTGGCACCAGTTACTAGAATTTTACTCATTTGGTTAAGTTCTCGTTGTCGTCAATCACTGCTTGGATCATGGAGTAGTTTAATCCTAATTTCTTAACAAGGTTGTTCCACGCACTGGTATCTTTTGGCAAGCAATGTCCGCCAAATCCACGTAGATTGTCATTACACATTAAGTAAGCAGGATTAAAACATTCACGTTTAATAATTGCGCTGTAAACAGCATCATAATTTGCGCCTAACGCCTTGCAAACTTCAAACGCTATGTTAGCGAAGATAATTTGTACGCTGTGGTTTACGTTGTTGAAATACTTTACTACTTCTGCTTCAACAGGTTTTACACAAGAAATAGCCTGTGGCAAGTGGCCGTGTATTTTAGTGATTGTTTCATAGTCTTCTGGTCTGTTACTGCCAATAATTAATAGGTCATGGTTGTACATGAAATCAGCTAATGCGGATTTGGCACGTAAAAATTCTGGCACCGAGCAGATGCGTAAATTGGGATGCTTTGCCGATAAACTGTCTGACGTGCCAGGCACTACTGTACTTTTAATCGCTACTAATCCCTGATAGTTAGCTTGATCTAGTTCAGCAACGACACTTTCTACGATACTGGTATCACAATCGCCATTCTCAGCTTGATTTGTGGGCACACAAATAAAAACACATTCAGTGTCTAATACATCGTTAAGTGTTGATCCTGCATAAGCCGGATCAAAGAAACTCATCGCGTGACCTAAATGCTCTAAACCTTCATATACTGCTTTGCCCACAGTGCCTTTACCAATCAGTCCAATTTTCATTTACTTCTCCTTAGGATATTCCATATCAACTAATTCACTTGCTGTAGTTGATGCCATGTTTAATATTGCTTTAGCCACATCTTCCGGTTCTAAGCATGCTGCCGTAGTTAATGTGTCAATCATTTTAGTTCTTGTTCTGACGGGATTAATTAATCCTACAGATACTAGTGTACCATCAAAGTAATCTCTAGCTCCCTGCCATAAACTATATAGTGCGGCTTTTGAGGCTGCGTACAAAATATAGTCTCGACGTCCTGCTCGGTATGCGCTGGATCCAACCATGATGATCTTTACTGGCGTCGTACTGATGTTTTCTATATAATGTCTAACTATAGACCAGTTTGCCCCGATGTTAACATCCATTGTAGGATTATGTGTTTCGGCATTTGAGGCAAAGTGGCCAGTGCAATTTACTACTACATCGGGTGAGGACAAGGACAATAGACCCTGTATCTTACGGTCACTGTCAGATTTACTCATATCTAGATTAACTCTAGATACGCCTGTTACGGTATAGCCAGCTTCTATAAATGCTGCCTTAGTGGCAGCACCTATGCCTCCAGTTGTACCAAAGATTACTGCGTGTGGCTTCATTCAGTGGGTACGATTGAGTCTACGCGGAAAGTATCAGATTCATAATCTTCGCCGCCACGTGGACCTTCGGCAAATGCCATAAAGATACAGCCGTTTGTGCCAGCTCGCATAGCGTGTACTTCGTTGGGTTCACTGATGATGTAATCACCTGTGTTGGCTGAATAAATTTCAACTGGCTGCGATTTATCAACAGGTTGAGAATAATACGTTAATGTACCTGCGATCACATATGTGTGTTGTGTGGTTTCTTTATGATAGTGATTGCCACGTATCGCACCAGGAGTATTGCTGATAACACAGCCATGATTGATGTTCTTTTTATAAAAAATATCAATAATGCTTCCTCGTTCATCGGTAAAACTACTCAAACCTGTTTCTGTGTTGTTGTTGACATTGTAATGTTTCATTGGGATAAAAATCTCACGTTAGGGTTAATTCCAAGCAATGCCTGCTTAAGTGCGCTGTTGATGTTCCAACTTAATACAAGGGCATAAGGGTTTTTGTGTTGAGCAAATTCGTCATCGCCACGAATGGGAATACGTGATAAAGGAGTATATTTGCCCTGTTTGAATTCACTCGAGTCAGTGATACAACGCAAGTGGGTTTTATTAAGGCCATGCCAGTTTAACCAGGTATTTGCTTTGGCAGCTGCTCCAACTCCGATAATCACTGCATCAGGTTCGTTATCCAATAACTGATAAAAATTTCGTAACCAAAGATTACGATTAGCAGTTAATTGTTGTTGTAGAGTTTGATAAAAATCTTGATCGAATAAACCCAACTCTGTTTCCTGTTTGATGGCTTGGCGAACTTTGTCAGTGACCTCTAATCCATGCCCGGCTACGATGCGCAGACTTTGTCCATGGTAGTTAACTAAGTCATAATCTAAAATAGTCAATCCTACTTTAGCCAATAAGTTTTGTGCGCTTTTAACAGTGAAGTATACTGGATGTTCATGATAAATCATATCTGGAAATTTACCGTTAGATACCATCCAGCCCCAGTAAGGAACTTCAAAAACAAATACCCCATCTGTATCTAACAAGTCAGCTACGCCTGCGGCAAAACCCACGGGATCATTAGCATGATTAAACACATTGTTGGCCATGATAACTTTGGCTGGACCCACCGTACGACGAATTTGATCAGCCATGTCTAAATCAAATAGGCCTACTATAGTATCCACACCGCACGACTGCGCAAGATCGCACATGGCTTTGCTGGAATCTACACCCAATGCCCGGGTATGCCCAGTATTGAATTGTTTGATTAAGTAGCCATCATTACTGCCTACTTCTACTACTAATCCGGTAGTATCAAATTTACTTTTTACTGTAGCGGCGTATTCATCCCAGTGGTCGCGCGATGTTTTTGAATTACTCGATGTATAACTATATGCGTATAAGTTATATCTATCTTCAGCGTCACTGACATAGCCCAGCTGTATCATACCAGAGTTGGAATTCATGTAAACTTCTAAAGGAAATACTGGTTCCGATAAGTTTACTTGATCTTCTGCGATAAAAGTATCGGCGTAAGCATGTTGCCCTAAATCAAGAATTTTAATCACAGATTCTCCTGTGATCAAGCAAGAGGTTAATTGTTTACTTTCAGTTATTGTAGTCATTATATAGGCCTAGCGTATTGTACCATCTGTTTATTGATGTCATTCTTTTTAAGTTTTTCCCAAGGATCTTGTACACCTGCTTTGACATTTTCCCAAAATGTAAGATCTTGACCTTGTGATTTCAGCACCTCGGCAATTTTATTGCTATCAGCCATTCTTGCCAATCCATAATTTATATGATGGAAATCTCTGGGATCATTGGGTTTGCCTTCGAAAACTTTTTTATTTTGAAATGTCAAATCATTGTTATTGCCAGTGAGATCATGCCGGTCATGCGTGACATAAATCTCGACGATTTTCATGATGTCTAACATATAAGCGATTTGACTTAGTTCAGCATCGATCATCTGGTGGCGAGAAAAGAATCCAAATAATTCGTACCAAGCTCTGGGCACGATAGGGAAAATACTATAAGGATGTTCTCTGTGTACATGAACTTTGAGCAATTTGAATTCGCCGGTATTGTCAGCTATGACTTTTTCCCACCCTGTTGTTTCCATTAACGCATCGTCATTCCATACAAATAGCCAGTCAGCATCAGCTTGTCGGGCTAATCCGTTATAGTAGAGATTGAGATTTTCATAACCGAGACGATCAAAAGTCATTACTGTATAATGAACACCCTTTGACTCCATCCATGGTTGAATATCAGTGGAAAAATACTTTAATCCAACTTCGTCGTCGTTGTCAAATCCCAACAATAACTGAACACTGTTGAGATCAAGCACACGATTAAATAAACTAATTACACTGAGTTTTAGTGCTGTAGTTCTACCTCTAGTTGGCAGCATTACGGCTATTTTATATTCAGACATCATTATCCTTTTCTATTATAGACGTATTTAATCGTATACTTGAGTATGGCTAATATTTTCCAAAAATTAACCTTCGTAGATAGCAGAGTTACCAGCGTGTTCAAATACTTCTGCGCTCTTGATGCGTACACTGGGATTAATGGGATAACGCCCCGTACTTTCTTTCATGTTATCTAGAATGATATTCATCTGATCATAGCACATTTTAGCAAACATTTCGCAGCCCACACCCTCGACGATTCTTAAATCGCATACACCTTTTCGCAGATAGGGTTCGATTTGTACTCGATCTGGATTACCATCATGCTCCGGATCGCTACTCCAGCCTGCCATCTCTTTAAATCTGTCTAGCATAGGATCACCTTCTGCTACAATTAAAGTATGATCAAACATACGATCAGCCCATGTTTTGAATAGCTTCAGTCCTCCGAAATCCATACACCAGTTTTTGTCATCCAATGTGTCACATTCAAAGATTAGTTTAATGCCTATTGCATATCCGTGAAAATTTGAACAGTGGCTATGAATCGCCCGCCATTGCCGAAAGCAACAGGATAGTCCCCTGTCATTTCCGTAGGTTTTTGTTGAATAAAATTTTGCCATATTGTTTCTCCTATGTTAGATTATAGCATAGGCAGCAGAATTTATATAGCGGGAATGATGCCAAAGGCCGCTTTACCAGTGATTAGCCTGGGTAACCTGACAGTATTCTTAATCGTTTAGTATTGAAAAATATTTTAGTCTCTGCCAATTTTACGTTGGTCTCTGACAACACAAATCGATATCTCTTATAAGCAGGATCTTTGCTGGCGCAAAATTTCTCTAATTCTCGCTGGGTGGTTATCGGGATTAACTCTTGACTGGGATTCTCTCGATCATAGACCGAGATG